GTTATCTAAACCGACAACAGGTGCAAGTGCAGTAGTGACATCAAATTTTGGTGTAAGCGAATCATTAGTTTCCAACCAAGGAAACGCTTGCATATAAGGTACAACCACTTCTATCTCATTATCGATTGATAGATCGATAATTTTAGTAAATGCTAAATGACTGTAATCAGTTGTACCAGTTATATTAGAAATAGGATCCCACGTAAAACGTACGCGACCCTTATGATATTTGGATGCGACGATAACAAACTTAAATTTGATATCACCGCGCCAATTCTTAAACATCAATGACAAATAATGCATTGGAGTAGGCATACATTCATATGTTCCAACAGGATCAGCACCAGCTGTTCCGAACATATGAGGGCATACTTTTGCTGAAAACAGTAACGTTCCAATAGCATCAGTACAATTCCATTCTTTGGAGCACAAGTAAGATTCCTTAGTCACTAAATATGGTATACTCAATTCGTCTTGAGGAGGTAATCCAACAATTGAAGGATCAACGGATAATTCTCCTTTTGGATCAAGTAAAAATTTAGTTGTGGGTTCACTAATATGTGCCGATGCCAAATCATGGAACGGTAAATTTTTGATCGGTTTAACGTCCTCGATCACAGGGACATTGGACCATCCAAACAGCATAGCTATTTGAGAAACAGCACTAGCTCCTATACCAGTTGCTTTTGCAAATCGACCTATAATTGGGATATCACTAAGATACGATGCCCAATGAGCGACAGCAGTTGCTGGAGCAGAAACTGGTCCATTACCATATTCATCTGCTCCCTGCATAGCGAGACCAACAGTTGGTCCCATAAGTACAGGATCCTCAAGCCATGCATAGACTTGAATAGTTACACTCTCTGTAGCGCCATTTGCACTTAAAAGAGGAGCATATTCAATAAAATCAATCTGTCCTAATTCCGCAACATCATGTGCAGAAGTTATATTAACATAATTTAAAGGGTAAATAAAAGGTAGTGTCATTTCACCACCTGCATTGTCTTGAGGGCTAATCCAAATATGTGGACGCTGAGAATACGGTATTAATCGTAAACCAACAGGTCCACCTACGATATCATGTGTCTGATAACGTAATGGTGTATAAACAGTAGCCATACGTCCATAATAAAATGGAGAACTGTTTATAATAAACTTAACATGCAAGTTACCTCGTAAAAAGGCAAAATTGTTTAATTTATATTTAATAAAAGTATTATTGAGATATAGTGTCCATGGATCAATATGAAATGGTAAATTACCACCTTGAATCCAATCAAATGTATGTATCAATAATGGACGATTGAAAAAATCATCACTCAATAATGCTTTATCTTGCATATCTGCATCAAAAATAGTTTTATCAGCAGAAGGAAAAGTATACGTGTCAGGAGTTGTCAGATTCTCAAAAACAGTTGTTTCTTGTTCTTGAATTGTAACTGGGTCTTCCTTTTGTCCGTCACCTTGTAAACACATGTGTGAGAAATCCATCTCACTCTTGTCAAAATTTTGGTAATCTTGATCAACCTTTGTAGTTTGAATAGTAAGTCCTTGTTCACTCTTCAGTTGACTCATACTTGAAGAGAGGTTCGCTCTGCGCTTACGTCAAGCTTCCTTAAATAAGGAAATGGAACCAGGCCCATGGACGTCACCATCTGCTGCAGTCATATTTAGATTAGAGCTGTTATTTTCATATCGATCAGCAGATCGCGGAAGATTTTGGTTTAAAGGACTATTCTTCGTAGCCCGTCTGAGTGTGGTTTCATGTTGGAAATCACATACAGGACAAATTAACACAAATCGGTTACTTGGTTGAATATCATAAAATGGTCTATAAAATTCACCGCACAATGTGCATCTGTCTGAAATTTCACACCATTTACATAGCATCTCATCATCATCGTCTCTACAATGATTACAAATGCGACATAATCGTAAATTATTACTCAATTGAGCTAAATCACAATCAAGTTTATTACATAAACAATGTGAATGACAACCTTGTAATGATTGAGGTAATTTATTTTTATACTTTTCAACTAAAAGATCCCATGTTGGCATAGGATGTAATTCAAAATACGGATGTAAATTGAATTTCTCTTTTATTTCTTCCATTAAATTCCTCCAATAATCAAATGTTTCTTTACCATGTTGGAAAAATTCACTCAATTGTTGATTACATAAGAATACAACTCTTTCTTCATCGCTCAATGATTCACTATTTCCAATCATTAAAGCTTGAATAATAGAGTTTAATTCTAAAGGTGCCATTATATGACCTATATGTTCATCAAATCTGAATTTTCTCTTAAGAAAATCACATTCAGATATATGAATATACGGGACAGATTCACGTGTCTTTTCAGCCATAGTATAAGTAATCTTATGCTTTGCCAAAATATCACGCATTGCTGTGTGATTAAACCAATCTATATCTTTAGCAACACCAATACCATGGTCATCGCCATAAGTTGTTAATCTAATATTTTTATCAAAATCACACAAAGGATCTGTGGAATACCTTCTTCGCGTCATTGTTTCAGTGAAACCATTTACATCAACATCATGATGTTCATAAATGAAATCTTTACTGATAGGATTAAGTTCAAAATAACAATAACGAACATACAAGCAATTAACTATACCATTAATGATAACAGTCAATGCTTGACCAGAAGGATTTTTACCGAATAATGTAATAAATGTACCATTAAAATCTATTAAAGCAAATGCAATATCATACCCTAAGGCATAAATCATATCGCAGTGTTCTTTAGTACATCCGCATCTTCGATGAAAATCGACAATAGCTTCAAAAGCAAATAAAATAACATTCGCTTTCATTGTAATGTCATAATCTTTATAATCTCCAAATACCATTCGATCTTTTCCATTTGCTATCAAATACTCGTATAATTGTTCCCATACATAACTATGAGCATCAATTCCAGGAGAGGATTCAAAAATAAATGGATTCATTTGTACAACACGAATGAATGACATAAGGAGTTTTCGCGTAACAATTGTAAAATCAATAGGTGATCCTAAAAACACTCTGATTTTATTTATTTCAATTTTAGCGAAAGGTAAAGCTTTATCCTTTAAACTTGCTGTAAAAATTGGATGACTCTGATAACCATTTGCATAGTTATCAAGTCGTTGATTTACACGATCCATAATCTCTTGATCAAAAGCTATAGGAACTTGAACTTCACCTTGAGGTGGTAAAATTTCCATCAAATACTTCTTAGATTTACGCCAGGGTGAACCTGCACTCGTATTTCTATTAATTTTATCGACGAATTTTAAACCGGGTACACCATTAATTACAGAAAAATTATCATAAACTTGCAATGATTCTTTCCATGTTTCATCAATGTTATTAACCCACCGATCAACCATATTATCTTTACATATTGTTAAAATTTCATTGTTCATGGTATTTTCGGCATTACCCATTTCTAAAAGTGCTCTGCGCCATGGCTTCCATGGATGAAAAACAGGAGCACCTACAGTTAATGGATATCCTTTTTGAATAAGATGATCACATACTATTGTACGTGATACTTTTGATTTGGGTGTACTTCTGAAACCTTGAATTCCAGAATGTACCATCATCTGACTATCTTTCTCAAGAAAATATACTGGACTTTTATGATGAACATCACCTACTAAACATGACTGTGTAGTAGGTGTATCAAATAATGGAGCACATGGTTCTATCATTCGACTTTGTTCATCATTAATGAGGACACTATCAAGAAATTCTCGAGTGATACTAATAGCACCACTTTCTTTCGGTCCTGTAGGTATTGTATTTCCTAATTGATGTATACCCAAGATCACTGGACCTTGAGTAGTCATCGCATATAAAATAGCGCCACATTGACCTTTAATAGTATAATCCGTAGGTATACCATACCATATATTTTCCACGCAGTTTGTATGTTTATTAATAAAATTTTCAACATAACGAACACCATGAACATTATTCATATATTTCGTCCCATCTTTAGAACGACCAACATAATGAGCAGGTCCAATATAACTATTAAAATGTTTACTAGGGAATAAATTTAATCTTGATTTAAGATTTTCCATACAACGTAATTTAATGATACAAATATCTAAGTCAACGAATCTACGAACATCCACAGGACTAATAGTAGTCTTTCTATTACGAGTGACAGCAGAAGGCTCTGCTATTATAACTTCAAGACTCTCAGAAGTTTGAGGGACTGTGTGATTACAACAAATATATAGTTGTCCACCGAGTCCAAACGCCATAGAATGCATATTATGTATTCCATCTTCTTGTTTGGATTTCCATTTTAACGTAACACAGTTCTTAAACAAATATTCTTCAAATTCAATCTTTGAAGAATTTTTCATTGATAAAGTATGTCGTGTGGTTTCAAATGAAGTTATAGGTATGTGAGGTTTAATCCACGCGGATTCAACCTCTTGATTAGTAACAGGGGCAGTACCTATATCTTTAAATGATTTAATCACATTTCCTTGTAATGAAGATACATTAAACGATTCAGTAAATGGATAAATATCCATCTTACTTCTTAACGTAACATGATCTTCAATAGCTATAGCATATAACATTATAATATAACTTCTATATGCTTTATGTTTAGTAAACATAGCAACTTCATCAGGTTTTAATTCTTTCACTGCTGGATGTCTATGACATGCAATATCATATGTAGGGGTTGTATAATTATATATATATTTATATGCAGCAATACAAGCCACGGCGCCACAAATGACACCTAATATCAATAACGTACCAATCTTATGGTTTCTAACAAATTCACCAAACACAAATAAAGTCTCATTAAGACGATTTTTCTTTCTTTCAATCCATCTTCTAACTTCCCATTTAACTTGGTTAATAGTACGTCTCATAAATAAATTCATCATATATTGTTCAAATCTTGTAACGAACATCGAAATATATTTTTCTATATATACAGCACTAAATATAGTGATTTGAGTAAATATATAAGCAATAATTACATAACAAAAGGTGTCCCACATACTACGTACATGTCTATTTTTTCCTTGCATTGAGCAATCTTCCAAAATTTCACAACCTTGTACAGAACAATCGTCCATACTAGGATTACATAAATCTTGCATATCATCACCATTAAAATAAGGATTATCTATACCTTGCATTTCACCATTTACTCCTAAGAAAAAACAATGACAATCAGGGGTGTATTTCCCACATCTAAGACAACAAAACTGTTGTGAATCTTTAGCTGAACACACGCAATTAGGCATATATTCATTACATTCATTACAATAATGTTTAGGTAAAGGATCAGGATTAACCCAATTATCTAATTTCTCAATAGCAATATTTTTAATACTCTCTGTTCTTGTTCGCGTACACGAGCATTGATCAGAAGGTAAAACACAAACATCGCATAATTCAACATACTGCATATCATCGTTACCACATAAAACTCTATCTTGAATTTCATTGTGTTTCTCAACTACAGATTTGAACCAAGGATTAAATTCATCTAATCCATCAAACTCATGAACTAAAACCCTACATGGTGTAGTATGATACTTCTTTGCAGGATTAGTATGTTTAGCATCAACTGGTTTAAAAGTATAAACTTTATATGTCCAGTAATCAGGTAAACAAGTTTTAGTTATTCGAGGTAATTTAGATGGGTCAATCATAATATTATCATCTTGTAAATATTCAGGTTTAGGTGTAATATGAATATAATAAGCAAAACGTCGCAATAAAGCGACAGGACATGCAAAATATGTAGTGGCATGCAAATGAGGAGAATTAGTCGTAGCTACGACAAATTCAGCAAGACATGGGGTCGTACCTTTTTCCTCTAATGCAGCCATATTAAATGTATGAGGTGTATTATTCAGAATATTAAGCATCTCACTAACACTAGGAGACACTTCTTTCATCATCGCTGGATTCTCAAAAGCAACATCATCAAAAATAATGGTGTGCTTATCTGAAGTATATCCGTTCCAATGTATTTCAGTAACATTACGGACATATTTACTAGCAGATGTAGAATCTTTACCTCGAAATGTAGAATATAAAACATGTAACATATCAGTGCAAGTAGATTTAGCAACTGAAGTGTGACCAGCCAAACAAATGGCTAACGGTGCTCTTCGGGTTTTCTGAGCAGATACACGATTAATATCATCAGATAAAATTACTTCAAGTTGATTAATCGTCTTTGCTACAGTATTTCTTGACATCTTATCAAGATCAATAGCATATTTATAGATACACTTACCTTTAGCAATCATGTCTTTAATCTTAGCAATATATTCATGTATATCAATATGATGTGCTTCAGGATTCTTTAGATATCTGGATTTTGCAATCATTTCTAAAGATTCTGTGTACCATGCTTCATAAGAAGCACCAGAATGATATATAGCATCTAAATTACCAGTTTTGCAACATTGATAACCACGTTCCGCCATAAATACAATCATATCTAAAATAGCGTAAGTGGCATCAATACTATATAAACCTTTATTTGAGTATTGTTCATTCTCTATCTTAACAATCAATGATTCTTGCTTGTCATGAATACGGTCCCATAAACCAAGAGAAGTAACATATAGTATAACTAAGCGTAATTTACGCCATAATGCACTTTTCTTTAGTTTAGGCCAACAATCCATAAGATCTCTAGCTTTATCACACGATTCTAAGAAATCTTCACCCTGAGGTGAAAAATTATCATCATCAGATTCAATAGCTGAAGCATCAATAAAATAATTATCATTATCTGAATCAATCGGCAAATCACCTGTTGGTGAATTGTTATCGTCATCAGACATAATATCATTAAAAGTTTCAAATATCTTACATTTTTTAATATAATCAAAAAATTTAGTGAGATATCCTTTGTACACTTCGGTACCTTTACCTCTTTTTTCGAGAAATTCAAACGCAGATACAGCTATATTTGTCAATGATGGATCATTTTTAAAACGCCAAATAAATATTGATATATCTTTAGCGAGATGAAATAATTCACCATTACATTTATCAAAAGCTTTACCAAATGAAGGAAAATAACTATTAAAGTCAGCTCCTTGCATAGTAACATTATCTTGTAAAATACGAAATTGTTTCTCATGCTCTTTTTCTTTTTCTGATTGGGTTGTCCTTTGTCGTCGTCGGGCCAAGGTCCGCAACTTATCAGAATAACGCGATTTCTTCTCATCACGCGTTCTTAAATATCGCTCCATAGTCTTCTCATAAGACGATCTCTTACATCTTCTCTCCACTTCATTAAGTGGGGTGTTGGTTGTTTGGGAAAGGGGGTTCAGTGAGAATGCACTGGCATGCGTCAAATTATATGAACACATAAGTTGAAGTTCGGGCAACGAATATCTATAAATGTCTTGAACAGCCGATGTTCAAAATTAAGCTTGTCAAAGTACAAATGTACTAGGTTCGTATACTAAATATCTAACACAAAATGAACTCAGAGGTGCGGGAATTATTTCGGATTTCTCCTATAATTCCAAGCACATAGAACATATGATTATATTTAATATAGTCTAAGGCTCGTAATATTCGGGTCAACAAGTATGACCAACTATACATTTCAATTCCACAGGAGGTGGAGATTAGTCAAGGACAATATGAACTAATCTTTAAACTGCCAAAGTATTAATAAAAACAGTTGGGATGAGGTTAAAACACTCAATTTGGAGGTATGAACCTCCTATATGGGAGCAGGGCTCCCGTAATGGTCTCCAATAGACCGATCATGTTTAATGTCAATTTACATAACATGGTTCTGGTGTAGAAACATCTTCAATCATAAACTAAAATTTATTCTTCCGTATAAACTTAAAAAGCTATACGTACCTTCAAATCAAATTTATAATTTACTCAATCATTAGATGTGAGTAGGTTTGAGGGGGGGATGAGAGGTAGTAACTCTCTTACTTAGAAATAACAAATGTTGTATTAAAATCTTTAAATAACATTTTACTAGGGGGACTCATGCCACAAGGAAC